CATCCGATGATACGTTGTTTAATTGGATTGTAAACTACATTGTAAACCATAGTGTGTTCGGTCTGACTGACCCCAATTTGTTTGATTGGGACCGCAGGTTACGTGCCTTCTCACCCATTCGATCTAAGGTATCTCCCGGCAAGATCAGTATCTATAGAGATTTGAGTATGCGTATTCAGGATCGTCACACTATGATGAAACCTGGACGTGCATTCACTGCCATGTTCCCTGAGGTTGAACACAAGCAAGTCATCATGTTCGTTGATAGTTTCTTAAATATGTTCTGCAAGCGTGAGTTGACTCTATGTGTATCAAAGGAACGCAAAGACTTCCACCTGGCGTACTCGGGTGATCAAGCTCCTATGGAGAACATTGATACCACATGGACTCGCAAGTCATCTGCATCTAGCTGCATGCGGTATGACTTTGCTCACCTCAAGTGCCACCCAGCAGAAGCCTATGCTAGTGGTGACTTCGAGGTCATCACAGTATTTGATAGTGACATGCGTGTCGCTGCTAGGTGTGTCGTATATGTCGCACATCATAGTGGTGTACCTCAAGCTGGTCCTATCTATGGTGTATCAGAACAAGCACTTGACACTGTGCACGATCATCTGATAGTTAGAGATGCAGAGTTTCGTAACCCCGATTGGGTTGGTGCTAGACTGCTTGCATTACCAGAGGATGAATACGAAGATCCACCCAGCAACTTTGTAGGGCCTTACCTAGACGTAGAGCCACGCACTCTTGACCTTACCTGTGATAATAAGTACCTTATTCAGGATCATGGTGGTGAGATAGATGCGAGCAACTACCAAGGTATCATATCATCTAGTGGACTTCAGTGTACCTGTTGTGGTGACAGAATTTCTGAGGACTATGCAAATTACTCAGAGTATTACGAGGGTGATTGTTGTGAGGATTGTTACAACGAGAACCATTTTTATTGCGAGTATGCAGAGGAGTCTTACCATGTCAACGATCAACGCACTGCCTATACTATCGACAGTGGGGGTAAAAGGGAAGAACTAACAGTATCATCTTGGGCTTGTGAGAATGGTGATATGTTCGTCGGGTGTAGTGATCGAAAGTATTGGCACATAGACGATGTTGAATACTGTGAGGATGAGGATGAGTGGATCTCACCTGACTCTATAGAGGATTACTTTCGGTCCGACTGGGATGGTGAGTGGTACAATAACGACAAGTTGTGCACAACAACAGATGATCAGTCAGTCACATATCAGGAGTTGAAAGACTCTGAAGGACAGTGGAAAACCAACTCACAAGGTGAGTGGTATGAAGAAGAGGAAGAAGAACAATGTATAGCTTAATTGAAATGCTACGATACAAACGACCTGAAGGTAGTGACACGCAGAGAGAGTTCTGTCAAAGGTTCCTTGAACCTATGTTTGGTTTACCTGACAGGCACGGCAACTATGTACTTAGCCTAGGGGAGAACCCTAACTTGTGCTTCACTGCGCACCATGACACAGTGCACAAGACCGAAGGCATGCAGAAGTTACTGGTGATCAACGATGTAATCTCTGTTGCAGATCCTTTGACATCAAGCTGTCTGGGTGCTGACTGTACTACTGGCATATGGCTAATCCTTAATATGATAGAGGCTGGTGTTGATGGTGTCTATGTAATCCATGCGGCAGAAGAGGTTGGCTGTAAGGGTAGCCGGGCTTTGGTAGATGACAAGCCACTGTGGTTGAATAGTATTGATGCTGTTATCTCCTTTGATAGGTATGGTGACACGTCTGTAATCACACATCAGATGGGTGTTCGCACTGCATCAAATGAATTTGCTAAGTCCTTTGCTGAAGCTCTTGATATGCCTCAGCTTGTTGGTGACAGTGGTGGTTCATACACTGACAGTAACGAATACATCCACGTTGTGCAAGAGTGTACTAACATTAGTGTCGGTTATTATGGTCAGCATGGTGTAAATGAGACACAAGATATAAAATATGCAGAGTATCTTGCGACAGCACTTGTGTGTGCTGACTGGGATAAGATAGTATTCCAACGTGACCCTTCGATAGTCGAAGACACATGGGATATGAGCAGCTATGGATACCGCAGTACATCTGACGAAAACAATATAGCTGCTATCAAAGATCTAATCCAAGACCACCCGCAGAAAATAGCTGAGTTCCTAGATGATTTAGGTATCAACTACTATGCCTTAGTAGAGGAGGCTCACATTGATGACAGTAAATATTTCCAAGACGATGTTAACTACGATAAGTATCGGTATGCATACTGACAATATGTCGCACTTGACAGAATCTTCAAGCTGAGATATACAATATACTTAAGTATTACTTAGAAGATATACTTTATTATATATCTTAAATAGATAATTACTTAAGTATTACTTTAGTACCCATCCTTAGCTCAACTGGATAGAGCAACTGCCTTCTAAGCAGTAGGTTGCAGGTTCGAGTCCTGCAGGGTGGGCCAGGGAGTCTCTGATGGATGATCCACATGATGACTGCACACATTGGATAGGAAAGATATGAAATATAAAGATGCTGTAGATAAATACTTTAAGACAAGACAATTTGCTTCACTCTCTACCTCATCTCAGAAAGGTTACGAAGCCTGCCTCACTTCCTTTGGTCGTATGTTTATTATGGGTAGAAGATTAAGTGGTACGAACATACAGAAGATTAATGTATTGTTATGCACTGAGATGTACGATACGTGGGAGTCAGTTACCTCCACATCAAATGCAAACCACAACGCTAGAGTCTTCTCTGTCTTGATGAATTACTTAGTGTCGTTAGATGTACTACCAGCCAACCCGATGGCCAGAGTTAAGAAGAGAACAAGTATACCAAGGTCTGTCGTATGGACACACGAACAAGTGATAGACTTTCTTGATACTGCCTTCACTAAATTTGAGTGGAGGAATATAGGATTGATAGTCTTGATGTGCTATGAGTGGGGTCAACGTCCTATCGACATAAGAAATCTGAAGTGGGATGATGTGGATTTAGATAGCCGTATAGTTAAGATAACACAGAGCAAACGTGGTGCAACAGTGGAGTTACCTGTACCAGATAATATCTTTAACATGCTATCTGTTCAGATAAAAGACTGGGACTTCCAACCCTACGTAGTACCCTACCACAGAGCTTCAGATGGTTCTTATAGACCACTAACGGTTCACAACATGACCTCACTACTGTCCGAGGTTAAGGCCACTGCAGGGCTACCTGATGATCTAAGGGTGGGTGATCTACGGAAGACTGCGATAGTACAGATGATTGAAAGTGGTGTGGATCACCTTGCAATTCAATCTGTGTCGGGTCATAAGAGTGTGTCGAGTCTTAATCCGTACAACAAATTTAGTTTAAAGACAGCTAAGCTGGCACTGGGCCAGAGGCAGAGAGAATAATGGGGGTACAGGTATGAATACTGTATGGTTACTAATATGGTTTGTCGTTTCTTCTGACCAAGGCGTAAGGTATTACCACCTAGGTATGTATGACAACGAGACCTTATGTAAGGCAGCACTAAAGGATGCATCAGTTATGGTAAACGATAAGAATGAAACAGTGGAATGTATAGGGGTAAATAATGATTAAGGTAACATACATCGACCACATGGGTAAGGATCTAACTGTAGCCAACGCTGCCCGTGTGTCATTTGGTAAGACAAGTGAGATGGAAGATGATCCGTGGGGTCCACCACTACTCAAAGCTAAAGACAATAAGCTCATCCGTTACCTTGCAAGAGAAAAACATATCTCTCCATTCGGACATTGCTTTGCCAGCTTCCACGTCAAGGCTCCGATATTTGTAGCACGGCAGCTAGTCAAGCATAAGTTCTTGAGATGGAACGAAATATCTAGGCGCTACGTTGATGAAGAGCCTGAGTTCTACGAACCTATGGCATGGCGTGGACGTAGTGCTGATAAAAAGCAAGGGTCTGAGGGGCTTGTCAACATCACCGTAGATCAGGAGACACAATGGGCACGACATCTAGCGACATACATGGTCCTATTGGATGAAGGGGTATGTCCAGAGCAAGCACGTATGGTACTGCCTCAGTCTATGATGACTGAGTGGTACTGGTCAGGTAGCCTTGATGCCTTTGCTGATATGTGCAACTTACGCTGTAAGTCTGACACACAAGCAGAAACACGAGAGGTAGCAAAGCAGATTGACCTCAAGATGATCCAGCTATTTCCCGTATCATGGGATGCACTAACGGATAATAGTGATGACTGAGTATGTAAATGAACCCGTCAAGATAACTGACATAACTGAGCATGAGGACGGTAGTGCCACGTTGCAGGTAGAGTGTGACCCTAAGACCTTTGCTGCCATCTTTAACGTAGGCTTTGTGTCCCTGATTAAGACTGGCCTATACTGGGAGACAGACAATGACAGACAATGAGTGGCCCTTAGAAGCTGACTTCACAGACATTAGACCAATGACACCAGAAGAGCGCAAGGCTGCTGAAGAACGTGACGAAAAGAATGGTAAGAGTAATGATAAAGAGTGAATGGAATCGCCTGATAAAAGAACGTGAAGACTTTAAGGAGAGTGTATTGGCAGAGCATACATCGGATCTAGTGAATGAACCTAAGCACTACGCACGTTGGTCCATTGAGCCTATCACATACATCATGCGCAATGGCTTTGAGTTCTGGCGTGGCAACATCGTTAAGTATGCCAGCCGTGCAGGTTATAAAATGTACGAAGGTAAGACACAGGTTGAGTCCGAGATCCTTGACTTAGAGAAAGTTCAACGCTATTGTCAAATGAGAATCAATCAACTAAACGGAGAGGAAAAGTTATGATACCTATAGGTCAGCTTAGACTATTACTCACAAAGGCTGGACTCGAATATACTATTACCCGTATTGATGGTAACGTGGCTCACGTAAACATCCTTGTAGCGGAGGTTAAGGGGGATGTACACAGTTGAGTTTAACTATGACACGACAACCATAGTAAGTATGGATGACCATGATAGTTTCAATGATGTTGAGGTGACGTTAGCTGACAATGGATTAGTTTTAATGGCTCAGTATGATGATGACGCTGGAAGTTCAGACATGATAATGATAAGTCACCAGCAACTTATGGATATTGTTACCTCTATGAATAGTCCAGAAGGCTTGTTTAAAATTGAAATACGGAGGGAGTGATGGAGATTTGGGTAGGTGTATTCATGTATTTACTGGGTGTAATGCTGGTGTTAGGTCTTGTTGATCCTGTAGATGATAACCACAAGAATGCCCCAGTAAAACTAGCCTTGACATGGCCGATAGTTTCTGTCATGTATATCTGGGCAATGCTTATGGATTTTTATTATGGCGAAGAATGATAACCCACACTTAGCTTGTCCGTATCAAGACTGCGGATCAAGTGATGCGTTTAATTGGAATGATGATGGCTATGGTCAATGTCATTCTTGTAGTAGATCATATCCATCTAAGGATATGTCACAGGTATATGATTGGGTCAAGCAGGAGTACCCTCTCAAGGAAAGGAGAAAGCCTATGGAAATACCCGTAACGGGTGGAACTTACAATGGTATCAGGTCTATTGA